AGAAGGCGGGGGCGATCATATCAGCGTGACGATGAACATTAACGCTGTAGATGCTAAGTCCTTTGTAGATTTAATTAACAGTAATCGAACAGTGATAGAAAACATTGTAGTCAACAACTTCACCCGCAATGGACGGATTCGCCGTGTAATACAGGAGGCGGTATAAATGGCGACATTTAGTTATCCTCCATACTATGTCTTTGAATACACAACAGACCATAATGTATTGGTATCAACTTTCGAAAGCGGGCGAGAACAAAGGCGTTATAAAGGGAAAAGACCACGTAAATGGAAACTCATATTTCGACAGACACCGAGTCGAATTAATCGCATCGTGGAGTTCTTTAACGAGCGTAAAGGATCTTATGAAGCTTTTGAATGGACTCCACCAGGGGCGAGTTCGCCAATCAGAGTTCGATTTGAAGCTAATTCGCTTAGAACATCTTATCAAGGCAAGATGTTTGCTGAATGTGAGCTAGTAATTCAAGAGGTGATTGAATAAATGCCTAGGGGCAGTAGTACTTTTCATGTGGCGGCTTCTAAAGACGAAGTTGCGCCAGTATTGTTAGTAAGAATTCTTAATTTGAAACATATAATTGACGGATCAACACAATCGCTTTATCTAACTGATTATCAAGAACCAAACGTCCTGACGATAGATTTTTTCGATGAGCATGGTAATCCTCAAGATTACGTTTGTTGCAACGTGAGATACGACCACGTGGAAGTGTCGACCGATAATACGCTGAGCGAAGTAGAAGTNACGATTGATAATGTCGATCGTACATTTTCAGCAGCAGCACAATATTACAANCTTCATGGNNCCCAAGTACACGTACTGACAGCTGAAAGAAGCGTGCTTCANTCGCCTGAAGGAGCTATTATGCGGTTTGCTGGACCGATCAGAGAAGCACGTATCAACGAGCATATGATAAAATTAAGAGTCACAAACGGCTATTCATTATATTCACGAATACCAAAACGTCTTTATGACTCAAAGCATTATCCTTACATCCCGAGCGCCAAAGACCCGAGGACGTTACAGCGATGAAACTGGTAGATTTTATTGGTCTTCCATGGAGAATTAGAGGACGAGACTTTAATGGGATTGATTGCGGTGGTCTTTGTATGTTAGCAGCTTACTATCTATATGGAATAGAAATACCTGATATATGGGAGTACGATGAAACAAATAACTTAGATATTACAATCAAGGTATTACAGGATTTGCCGCTGTTAGCTTTACAGGTAAATAAACCCACCAACGGTGATGTAATCTCATTACGACTTTCACCTGGATATGTTCATTACGGGCTATTTGTCGATGGTAGGATGCTTCATATCAGCGAAAACACTCGATCACGATTAACACGTAAAATTCCTAATAACAACAACGTAGCATACTGGCGATTTGGTAAGGGTGGTGAGCATAAATGGGTATAGGAGCATTAATTGGAGCGGTAGTTGGAGCAGTAGCAGGGGCTTCGGGAATTATCATTGCTGGCTTCTCAGCTGGTACTATGTGGGCAGCTGGGGCGGCTTTGGGATCATTGTTCGACAAACCCGACACTGGTTTTTCGGGCTCCACACCTACCTATTCTTTCGGCCCAATTCAGAATACACGATCGCAGAAGTTACCAGTTCCTCTTGTCTATGGACGAGTAAGATTGGCAGGAAATGTAATTATGCAAAGGTTTCTTGATGATCGTAAAACAAAACAAGACATGTTGATTGCATTAGGTCTTGGTGAATTTGAGTCTATATCGGACGTTAAAGTAAATGAGCTGTCATTAAATGAAGGGTCTTCTGGAAATCCTGAGGGTTGTTCACTGAACATTTATAGAGGCACGCAGACGCAAGGTGCAGATTCACGCTCTTTGGGCGGCAAGCGATATCCCAACACAGCTTATTTAGCAGTAACGTTAAAAGCTAGCGAAAAGATATCGGGTAACCCAACTATCACATGTATAGCAAAAGGACGCAAGGTTTGGACTCCTGATGGCGTTAAATACACTACTAATCCTGCTTGGATTGTGTACGATATTCTAACCGGAACTTATTATGACCCTGAAGCGAGAAGATATGAACCTGTTGGGCTTGGTTTACCTCGTGAGTTGATAGACCTCGATTCGTTCAAAGAAGCAGCAGCATATTGTGATGAGTTAGTAGATGGTGAACCACGCTTTACGATTGACTACGTTATTGACACACAAAAAAGAGCGATTGACCATCTTGCTGACGTTTTGTCTTGTTTCCGAGGTGCTTTACTAGCCAGAGAGAAAATAGCATTGTACATTGATAAACCGGTTGAAGCACCTTACAAGGCTGTAGGACCAGATAATATTATCGAAGGCAGCTTCACGTGGTGGCAGCGACCCGATGATGAGATATACAACAGAGTAGTAATTGAATGGACGGATCCCAACCAGCATTGGGAGCAAGTAGTGTCCGTATTCGAAGATGAAGAAGACATTGCCGAACGAGGGATTGTAGAGCGAAGATATTCGCTTTTAGGCATCACGAGACCTAAACAGGCAGGACGTATGGGCGCTTATCTTATCGATATTGCGAAGGGATCACGAAATGCCTGTCAATTTGCTTTGTCAATCAAAGACAGTGACATTGAAGCTGGAGACGTAATATCAATAACGCACGATTTACCAGGTTGGGAGGACAAATGGTTCAGAGTTGTAAAGGTCGACGACTACGATGACGATACGATCGTTGTTACGGCTTCGGAATATGTGCCTAACGCATACAACGATGTTGCGTTAGATGTTTATCCTGCAATCGATACTGGATTACCAACTCCATTCGAAGTATTACCTCCGCAGAACCTAAAGGTTGTGGAGTGGGGGTATAAAACTAAAAGCGGTATTCACATCGCAAACCTCGACGTAACGTGGGATCCTTCGCCAGTTATGGGGGCACGTGTACAATCTTACCGTGTTGAGATGTTGGAAGGTAGCGTGGTCAGATATCTGGACACAATAGACGCTGAAGAAGGACCGATGAAATACACGATCACTAGCGTGCCGATCAGCACACTGACAATACGAGTTACCACCAAGTCGGTCTTTGGTGATTGGTCTGAGCCGGCTGAAAGAGAAGTCATGGTTATTGGCATTGACGCTCCACCACCGCCGCCGACTAAAATTACTGTACTGTCAAAAGGTACGTCTATTGTGGTTAATGGGGTGTTACCCGATATACCTGACATTAAAGAATTAGAATGCCGTATAGGCGGCACGTCATGGCATAATGCCAATTTCGTAGGAAGGTTTCCATCCTTCCCATTTGAATTCTCAGGAGTTATGGATGGCACCACAACGGTATGGGTGAAGATCGTCGACAACGCTAATCAGTTATCCGAAACGGCAGCTTCAAGCGTTATCACTATACAAGGGGTAAACGAAACATTCAACATAATTCTTGAACGGGACGATATTGAAAGCCGAACAGGAACGCTTACTAATTTAACACGACGTGATATTGACGGCTTATTGATTGCAGACGTCGAAGCAGATTATTATGAGTTCTTATCGCCTGTCATTGATACTGGCAAGGTCAGTAAAACTACGATTCGTTTTGATTTTGCCTATATAGCCAACTTTTCTACACTTACGTATGGAGAGATTATTAATAGAACATATGGAGAATACCCAAGCGCTACTTACAGTGCTACTCGTGTTGACATTATACAAGAAATTGAAGTGAGATTTAGCGATGATAATGTCAATTGGACAGACTGGGAAATGTACATACAGGGGGATAAAATATTTCGATATGTGCAGTACAAATACAGATTAACCCCAGACGGAACCCCGTATAGCTTAACTATTAATAAATTACACCAAATATATGATGTGCCAGACATTGAGATAATCGACATTGTACATGTACCCGTAGGTGGGAGAACAATCAACTTTGTAGAAGATTACGGTAAAGAGTTTTATTTTCCTCCAAAAGAAATCACACCAATTATAAGAGACGGTCGGGGGGAGGTGTTTCCATATGTTGACAACGTAACAGCGGAAGGATTTACAATAGAATGTTATAATAAAGATGGACTATCTGTAGCCCACGATGTAC